TTCTTTTAGGAATGGTTTTAGTGTTAGTAAACACGAACACCTAAACCATAATGTTTTAAAACGTCTTGCTTTTGTTCCTACTAATCCATTCAATACGTTTCTTAGATTATTGTCAAGTACTCTGCCTGTGTTAATAATTACATAATTTTTATCCATTTTATCAATTGGGATATGACGTTCCATAAATACTTTACTGGTATATCCATAATTATATAACCGTTCATTTGTATAAACAGCAACACTTCCTAATGGATAACCGACCAATGAAAATAGAACCATCTGCCATCTTGTCGCTCTGTAGAAACAAATGTAAACTTTGTCTGAATGATATGAATCGTTTTTGAAGGTATATGGTCGAGACATTATATGAAAAATGCTGATTACTAAAATAAAAGGAAATAATATTGGTAACGAATTCTCTATGAATATATTTAGATTATTTTCATAAACAAAATATCCTAATAATTGACTATAATATCCGAAATTTTCGCAATATTTATACCAAAAAACAAATATATATTCAAATACTTCAAATAATTGAAATAATATAATTAACATCCATAAAGATCTTTTAATAATATTATCAACTTTATTTATATTAAATAAAAATATAAATAATACTAATATACTTATACGTGGACCAATTCCTGCTAATCTTAATAATTTTTCTGAATCATTTATTAGAAAAAATCCTTTATTAAATAATATATTAATAATAGACATGAAACTAATTACTATTATTATTCCTTTTTCATGACTGAGCTTTTTCATATGACCTCTGTTTATCTTTTTGGTTTACTAACCGGTCTCTTCCGGGTTGTTTGCGTATTGGGATGTCCTAATATTTTAGAATTTTTCCCTGGTTTCTTTTTCGCTTTACCATTCCCTTTCCCTTTACCTCTGCCTTTTTGTTTCGCCATTACTTTGTTACCTCCTTAGATGATTTCTTTTAATATATATTATATCATATTTAAATCTTTATTGTAATATTTATTATATCATATTTATTATTCTATGTTTTAATTAAATATATAATATTAATGTTTTTCGGTCTTGTTTCTGTACTACCACCAGCAGCACCAGAAGCCCCACTTTTGGTTGGTGGCATATTATATTGACCTGCTGGTGAACCATTTGAGTTGGGGCTGCCTAAAGGATAGATTGTATGAGTATGACTTTCAAATTCATCTTCCTGTTTTGTACCAACGTTATCGCCAGTTATACCATCCCCTCGATCTGTACGACTTGCAGCATTAGGATCAACCCCCTCGCCATCATCCATACCTCTTAGAAAATATCCACGATAATCAGGAACATTAAAAGTAGTTGAACCATCACCAACCCCGTACGTAGTTCCAATAACGGCAAATAACGCGGCATACGTTGTTCGATCTACCTCTTGGCTATTACATGTTAGTGTTCCTGTAGGTTCTGAATCAACTGGCCATGGAACAATAACCCCAGTCGGAATAAGTTCAAAGCCGGTTGGTTTATTTTTAATGAAGTCCGGTTGTAGACTACTCGTTTGATCCCAATCGGACTGTACTAACGCCGATCTGGTTAACTGCCAAGCACCTGTTCCTGAATCTAATGCAGTTAAATATATACATTCAACTAGATTTGTATCTACGATATCGCCCGCTGATAATTCAGCCTCTGCAAAATCAAGTAATTTTTTCGAACCAAGTAATGCTCCGATCGTTTGACCAATATTAATTATTACGTTTCCTGTATTAGTTGCAGTGGCCTTAAAGATAATCCTGGCACCATTTAAACGATCATACACACCCACGTTTGGTGCTGGCATTTTAAATCCAGAAGAACCTGAAATAGTAACTAAACGTAAATCATTCTCTGTTCCCCCGCTTCCAACTTCCATTGTTGGAGCAATCCAACTTGCTAATGTAGATGATTCTGCAGTTTGTGAAGTATTAGCAGCTTCAACTGTTTGCCCGCTTCTTACTACGTTATCAACTAAGTCCTCTATAACATCATTATGCTCGTCAGCACTTAATTGCCCCTGCGTAGTTAATCCACCATTTTCTATTTTGCCCGATGTATCTCTCATATTATACTTCTCCTATAAGAATATAATTATAGTATTAGCTGGTTTTACTTGTCTAAATACACAGTCGATTAAATCATTCCTGAATCTACCAAAGGGTAAGGGAAAGGAATAAGGAAAACCTGCGAGTGAAAATGGAAACTGAACATACATTTTAAATCGACTATATTTATCTGGAAAATTATTTGCTAAGTCATACGACCATCCGTCGGTAACTGTAATTGTTTCCCCTATTAATTCGAAACCAAGAGCTTCAAATTCTGCTTTCGTTACAACTGGAATATTTCTTAATCGGGAAATAATAGCATTTCTACGCTGTTCTAATGAGTCTAACTCTGTCAAACAGTCGTCTGGAATACCAACGCTTTCCTCCCATTCCGGTAATAAATCGACAGATAAATTAATATTATATTCGTCAGCTAATAATTCTATTTGTTGTTGAACTGTATTAAATCCCTGTGCAATAGATCGGATTAATTTAAATATAGTAGAACTATCTAAATTCTTTTTATTCCATACTCGCCCCTCTGGAAGTACACTCGCAAATTGTACTCCTGTTTCATCTGTATCCGGAGAATTAAAAAAATTCAAATCAGGCATTTTTACTCCTATACACTAAAAGTTACATCACCTAAAACGGCAATTGACCCGTTTGGAATTGCTATATTTCCAGATGGACTATTTAAAGAAAAGGAGGTCAAAAAATCACCTGTTATGGGATCTTGTGTCTCCTGAATCGTACCGAGATAACTTGCTTCTGTCACTGCTTGTTGAAAATCTACGTTATCCTCAAAAAATGCTTGTAATTTATCTCCAATAGCTGTCTGCATTGTGGGAGTATCAGGTATTAATGTACTAAAATCAAAATCGACCACTTCCGGTGTTGGAGCCAGTACAAAAATATCCCCCTCATACATATGAGCCGGCTTTTTACCATTTTCTATAATTGCTTCTTTTGTAGAATCCAGAATTGTTTGACTTGGTATTATATTAGGGTCATCATCTCTTAGCACAAAGATTAAAACTTGACCTGGTACAGGTATCATATTAGATGTGCCCTGCTCCAACCCGGGTACCCACATATCAGCATCTAATAAAGTTCCATCATTGCCATTCCCGGAAATATCCTCGAAAGTCGTACCAGTCCCTTCAGTAAATCTCCAATATCCTTGTAAATTAGACGTGTCAGCTATTCCCTGTTGGTATAACTGTGTTATTTCAGAAGGTCCTAATATCCTATCGTATATTCTTACTTCGTCTATATCCGTTAATGTCGTTCGATCTACAAGTGTATCATGACCAAGCATAAATATGTTTTGAGCTGATACATCAGTTATTGAATATCCAGCTACATTGGATTGTTCAACTCCATTTATATATAATAAATTATTTGTAGCAGTTACTGTTACAGCTACGTGCATTATTTGTCGTTCTAATTTCAGAGGAACACTAAAAGTTGAAAATCCCGCTATAGTATTTCCGAAAGCCAACTCTCTTGTACTTGTAGTTAAATACAAACCATACCCATCAGTAAAATCAGAAGATTTCATCAGTAAGATTCTTCTATCAACTGAACCTTCTAATGAATCAAATTGGGGCGTAATAAAACAGCTTAAACTAAAATCACCTGTTATTTCCAGTCCTGTTCCGGAAGTTGGGACTTCCGCATATCGATTTGGAGTAGAGGGTTGACCCTGAATAGCAAAGCCATTTCTAATCCCACACACAGTTTCTGTAGGTTCTATAACAATAACTCTTGTATTTCCATTAATTCCTAATGCAGCAAGTCGTATTTGGTTCGGAGTGAAAACACCCGATTGACTGCTGCGACTAAGAAGAATTCTTTGTCTATACGGTTCATCTGTTTCCTGATCTGTTCCACCAACAAGTCCTGTAAATTGAACAATTGCTTGGGATTCAATTCCGTCAATAGTTTCATTAAAAACTAATATTGCACCGGAGGACAAATTTCCGTTTGGTCCTGAAGTTAGAGCTTCAACCGCAATCGATACATAGGTAAGACTATATGTAATAGTTCCTGTTGCAGGCGATGTCGGTGTTGTGGCAATTATATATTGAAATTCATTTAATGCAGTAACTACAATTTCAAAGTCTCCATTATAGTCGGTTTCATTAGCTCCTGCCATTGTAACAGTTAATCCTGTTGATAAAAAATGACTACTCGGAGTAGTTACTGTTACAGCATTTCCCTGTCTTACAACACTGCTAACTAAAAATGATTGTAACTGTACAGAATTACCAGCTGTTGTTTCATATTCAATACTGTTTGCCCCTGTTAATATTGTTCCAGCTGGAACTGGGTCAGCTCCAATTGTTCCAACTACAGATATATCCCCAAAGGAAACAGCTGCAGATAATCTTTCCAAACCCTCATATTGCCCCCATAGATCCAAAAATTCATCAGTAGCAGTTTGTGGAAATAGCTGTTGCTGTAAATCTCGTATAACCTCAACCAGGGATCTTCCCAGTATTGCTTGAGACCTAACGAAAGCTTCTGCAAAAGATCCTATAATAGTCGGATCGACCTCCGGTAATCTACTTCTAAATGCTCCTATTACAGCATTAGTAAAATCTTCAATCGTTGGGTAATTGATCGACATCAGTTCGCCTCCATAAAGTTACGTATTGATCTACCGAATTATCCAGTCGTGTAAATAATATGGGGAGTAACATCCCTCTTAGACTTCCAGCTGGATTTCCTACTTGAACATTTCCAACAATTCCCCCGTCTATGAACCATTGGAGACCATCTTTCGCTTCATTTCTAACATCATTCCTTACTATTGGAGTATTCCTTGCTTGATCATAAATCCATAGCTGAGACCCTAATTCAAATTCGACACCCAATGTTTGAATATTCCCTGGCCATCCCCGTCTTTTTCTGCTATTTTGAACTTGAAATGCTTCTGCTCGCGCATCAGTAAACAAGCTTATTGGGATTGCAGTTTCAAAACCACCGGCCGATTTGAAATCTCCGTTTTCAATTTCTAAGTCATATAATCCTGTATCGTCTATTTTAACTAAAACATCCTGCATATATCCCTCCTAAGGATCTTTAGGACCAGTTGTATCTGCTCCACCAGCTGTAACTCCATTATGGACATGGTCAGAATATGTTACTCCATCAATAATTGCCTCAGGTGCTGTAATTGTTCCGCTTGAACTTATTGTTCCGCCTACTCCAGTTGTTGATATACCTCCAGCAATAACGACATTTCCTGTTATATTTATAATGGGAGCTGTTAGATCTATTTGTGTTACGGCACTAACTGTTGCATTTGCTCCTGCACTAACTGTTACATCTGCTCCTGCAGTTATTTCAGCATTTGAACCGACAGTTGCAATCAAATCACCTGTCGCATTTACTTCAATTATTTTACCTTCTTTAAATAAAACATAATCCCCTGTTAAGTAATTTCCTATAGCAGTTTCACCAGGGTTTAGATTCTTGTTAGTCCTTTCATTTGTTAAATCGAACATCCCAATTAGTTTGGATTCTTCCCCATCGACTTGCCAAATCGGACCAGCGGAATTCGGCGGCGGATTACTCATAAATCCATACGGAGTAAAAACGGCACACCTTTGTTTTTTCCCTAAAAATTGTACTTTCGCAACTCTTATATCATTCGAGTCATCAACCAGAACAACACGAGCAATCTTAATCAGGTTTTTTATTTTATTAATTAATTGCTTCATCTTCCACCTAACGTATATTTCGTGCTTAGATTTGTCTTTCTGCTATCCTGGTCAGTTAATTCAGAAATTACCTTATACGCATCAGCTGATGCTAATACTAAATTCGCATTAGTTCCACCGCCGATCGACTTAGAATGATTTACAGATCTTATAAAAAATATGCCA